ATCCCCATACCTGCGCAATGCCTTTATCAAGTCAGATGAAAGCATCCCTGTTTGATAAAACAGTTCGTCAATATAAAGGTCATTCCCTATAATTCCACACATAACGGCTGCGCTTGGGTCTGCGGCAAATCCGAAATCCAGTCCGATTGCAACCTTTTTGCACCATTTCGGGAACTCCTTAACGACACCGATATGCTTGAACACCGCACCCTCCGCAACGTCTGACCACCTGCCCATGACGGTGTGAGCGTATTTCTCGGGGTTGCTGGCTTTCATTTCCTCCACCTCCTTGATAAACTCTGGAGAAAGGTTCTCAATGTTATCCAAGTAGGTGGTGTGAATATGCAACACATTCGGGTGGGTGCTTATCTGAACGGGAACACCGTCATACATCACCTCCTTGTGGGTGTTCTCTATGAAACGCTTGTAAACCCAATGGTTATTATCTGTTGGGTTCATAACAATAATAATTCGGTTCTGTATTCCCTTTTGGCGGATTGAGAGCATTATTGTCTCAAACTCTTTCTCCAATACCCACTCCTCGGCTTCATCAACGACAAAGGTAGTGATACCGTGAATAGATTTCAGCTTTGCCGTTTGTGTACCGCTGGAAGTCTTCAGACCACGGAACATTACCTTGCTGCTCGTCATTCGGTTAATAACCTCTGAACGAGTGGAACGAAAATACTTCTGCGTGCCGTCTAACTCCGCTTTTTCCAAGAACTCGGGGATAATGGAGATATTGGCGGAAACCATAGTATAGCGAGTATAGAGTATCTGATGCACTATTTTCTCCGCTGGGGTCATTTCAAAGGTCAGCCGTTCGAGAAATGTAGATGTACTGAACGACTTACCGCTACCACGACCTCCTGTAATGAGAATGATAAACTTATCCGTATTCTGATACAACGGATAATAGATAGGAAAGGTCTTAATCATCGCTCACCTCCTTTTCTATCCATTTGCTAATATCCACACCGTGACTGATGTCTGTCGGGATGTCGCTTGCTTCCTCGTCTTGCTTCCGTTCAATCTTTCTAAATTCAGGGTCGTAGTGATACAACAATGTAGATAACGCTTGCATATTAGGGGCGAGTTCTGTTTCCGTTTCTTGGATGACAGATTTATCAGTAAGGATTATCCACCCAGTTCCGCCACATTTTGGGCACTTCTTATCCGCACCCATGCAGTCGCATTTATCTTGAACATATCGCACGGTCTTAGAATGTGTCTTTTTACCTCCAAAGGCAGATTTGATATAAGCAGAGCGCATAAGCCCGACTATCTTAGTGCGTCCGTGCGCTAACACCCCACAAATTTGCTCTCCGCGCCTCTTGTTATCTTCCTCACTCCACCCCCAATACTTACCATTCTTCATAGCCCCAAACACATCTGCGGCGAGGTCAAGCTCATTCGCTATCTCCTCGTCCGTATAACCATTCATTGCAAGTGCTTCTATGCGCTTGAAGAAATCAATGTTGTCGTAGTCGTGTTTGGGTTTTGCCATAACTTTTAACGTTTATAATTTGCTATTATCAAATATTCTCTTTATATTTGCAATGTAAAGTCGTTGAAATGACAGAGTAGCACCGTAATCGGGTTTAGCAAATCATTTTGGCGGCTTTGTTTTATGTACTTTCTTTATTTCTGCATCGAATGTCTTTTGGTCTATTATCGCATAAGGCTTGAATTTGCCTGTATTCTTTATTTTCCTCATGCACAGATAACTATTCGCCCCAAGGCTTCGGTTGTAGTATGCAAAGAAAGCGGTTTCAGGATGTTTACCATCTATAACATTCCTCCACCCTACATATTTGGATTTACGAAGATAGCCTGCTATATCCATCGCCATTGCATTTTTGATAGCATTAAACTTGTTCATTCGTTATCCTGCTGATAATCCCAAGCCCTGACGAACTTGTCTGTAAACCGTCTGGTGGCTTGCTAACTTGTTACCTCTTTCGAGGGAATGGCGACCGCTATTGCCCAAGTATGTACCAGTTGCACCAGCGATACGACCCCTAAGGGTTTGTCCATTTCTTCTTGCCATAATCTTTTTACCTTTAGATTACTACACTTTCTTTGACTTGTCTCTAATATTGTGTGAAAGCACCTTACCCAAATCAAACACCACCTGCTCTGCCACCCATACAAGCGGCTGACCGTCTTTGTCCCTGCCATGCTCGTAGGTGATAGGCTCGCCCTTATCATCTACGAATATCTCGCAATGTGCGCCCAGCACCTCTACAAGTGCGCTGTCTCTGTCCTTGTTGTAACCAACCACAAACCTGATAGCATCGTACTTGATTGGTTGCGCATTGCCCTCTGCATCTTCTACCTCGTAGCCCTCTTCATCCAGCTGTAACAGCTTCTTGATAGTGGTAGACCTGACTTCACGAAACTCTTGAACTTTGCGACCTGTCAAGATAGCATCGAAATACTTTTGCTTAATTGGTAAATACAATACTTTCATAACTTTTCTCAATTTTGTGTACCCCAAAGGTACGGTTAATAACATTATTAAATAAAAAATCCGCCCTGTGATAAGCCACAACGGCCGGATTGTTGCAAAATCATATTTATCTTCGATTGTGTCTAATTCATTATATATGCCTGTCGTATTCATACCTATTATATTGTGAGGCGGCTAACCACCGCCTCGTTACCTTATTTTATCTCAATATAATTCTGCCCGAACTGGTCTGCGATGTAAAACGTCTCTCGCATACCTTTAAGCCATCGTGCGACGTTATAACTACTTGTACCTAATGCCTGTGCGATACATTTGCATACAGCTTCGAAATCGTTTATTTTTGTCGCCTTGATGGTTTTCTTTGCGAAGTGCTTGAGCATCTTCACAATACCGTCTTTTTCTGCCTGCCAGAATGTGCCATATTGCAGTGCAAGATTAAGGCTAACAGAATAACCTTTTTTGTTTAAATCATTAACAAAATAGCCAATGGCTTCAAGCTCTTCTTCTGTGAGCTGCATTACCTTAATGTCTTTAGCATAGATAGTTTTCATATCTTATGTTTTAATTGTTATTACTTTGTTTCTAAATCACATTGCAAAGATAAGTATTATATTTGATTTAGTGTACACAATAATCCGTTTTTAACATGAATTTAACCATTTGATTAAGTATATACTAAAATACATTAAATAAAAGAGTGAAAGTGTACACCTTTGAAATATAATGCTTATCTTTGCAATGTAATAAAACAACAATTAGAACGGTGAGACACACCGAAAAAACTGTAAGAGATTATGAATACTGCAAAGTTAGTCAAAGAAACAGAAAAGGCAATCTTCGTTGAGTTCGGCGCTTGGGTATATGAGGCTTGTGTAACAGTTAAGACATGGCTGCCCAAATCACAGCTTACAATTGTTGAAAACAAAGACGGTAAGATTTCTTTTGAAACAAAAAACAACTGGCTGCTTGGCGCAAAGGTAAGAGACTATGCACAGTATATTGACAAGAACGGCTACAATATGATGCCAGAGCTTCGTAACTTCTTGGCATTGGGTAGCAATGAAGATGTAGAGTATTGCTTCGCTTAACTTGAATAACTAATAATTAATAATTAAAGCTGCGCTATCGGCATGACGGGCAATTAATCATGAACAAGTATATTATCTATAGTGAGAATGCAATAAGCCAAAGTGGTGTATCGGCAGAGTATCAGAGCATCGCACGTAACGAAGAGCATGTAAGAGAGCTTGCACTACAGCAGGGCATAGACTTGCAAGGCTATACAATAGAATTGATTAAGGAAGATGTGAAGAATGAACTGGGCAAGCCTTATAGCCCTTACTTTGAAGCAGAATAATATGAGCAGATATGTTATACAGAAGAGCAGCACTCGGCCTAACGGCTGGGTGCTCACTGATAAGGTAAACAGTGTAGTAGTTACATTTGATGATGGTGCATATAATGAGACTCAAAAGGTAACATTACTCGAAGATGCTCGCCTTTCAGTTGATGAGTTAGCGGACATAATGGAAGAGCTTGGTGAGTGGGTGGCAAAGCATCATGGCAGCAAGTGTTTTGGACAGCCATATGGTTTTGAGTATAGCGAGAATGATACCACGCTATACCTATATCGGCGTAA